AAAATTGATATAGAAGTCCATCATCTGAAGATAATGATTGATCTTCTGATTCATGACAGGTAAATATCTCTTTATAATCTTTGCTTTGACTCCAGAATCTTTCATCATGGAGTTTGCAAAGTCAAGATAGTCTATGTTCTCTGAGTGGTTTGCCTTATTTGTTTCTACGGCCTTTAAATCAGTTTTCAGACTCTTAAGTGTTGCTCTTTCAGTATTTCTGTTCTCAATCTGTTGGGTAATCTCTTGAACTTCCGATTCATACTGTCGTATTTGTCGGTGGTACTCAGAAATTTTAAAATTGTTTGTTGAAATGTCATTCGTTAACTTAGTTATCTGCTTAGAAAGGTCTATAAACTTGGCCTCTTTCTCTTTTTCTGTGTTTATAGACTTGGTAAGGTCTTGATAGGCGGAATTGATTTCCTTGACCTTACCTTCTATGTCTTCAATTTTATTTAAGCGAAACTCTTCCTCTATTTTCTGCTCACATGTAGGGCATGATACGTTTTCCTTAAAGAATTTATGTTCGGATGTTATATTCTGTATCCGTTGTTCCAGTTTTGCTTTGATTGTGTTCTTTTTCTGAAGAGAACCCTTAGCTGATGATAATTTTTCAAGCTGTGGTTGACGATTCTTCTCAATATCTTCTTGTATTTCTTTATTTTCTTCCATCAGAGAAGAACTATCACTCATTAAATTGTGAATTTTCTCATTGGTTGACTTAATTTTCTTCTGACCTGTCTTATCTAGATCCGCAATGAAGTTTTTTTGCATCTGGATCTTCTCTTCTATCATTTCTTTCTTGATAGTGAGTTCTCTGATCTCAGTATTCGCTTTACTCATCCTTTCTCTAAGGATTTTTGCCATTCCAGAGAAAATTTTGATGTCTAAAACGTCTTCTACGATTGCTCTACGGTCTGAACCACCCAATTGCATGAAAGGAACGAACGTTGCCGATCCCAAAATCGTAGTTTGAGTAAAAGATTTGTAATTTAATCGTAAAATATTATCTTCTAAGTGTGCTTGTTGATCATTTTGATTGGCAAACTGGTCTTGTTTCTTACCATCAACATAAATTTCAAACAAAGTTGGCTTCATACCTCTAACTATGGTATAAATTCTACCTTGAATCTCAAATTCAATTTGAACTTCGCACTCTTTTTCATTCACAGTGTTTATCAACTGTGATTTTTTAATCTTTCTGAATGGTTTGTTGTATAAAACGAATGTCAAAGCATCCAATATCGTGGATTTGCCTGCACCGTTAGAACCAACTATCAAATTTGTGGGAGACTTTTGGAAACTAATAATTATAAACTGATTGCCAGTTGATAAAAAATTACGCCACCGAATCGTCTTGAATATTATCATAATCTTTTGGCGGGATCACTATATCGTCAGGTGATATAATAACGTACTTGTACTTATGTTTTTTACAGGTCTCGACAGCTAGTGTATCATCTATTTCCACAACTGTCAATACAGTAGATTCTTCCGCTTCTAGGAGGCCTGCATATCTTGTAGCATCATCTTCTTGCTGAAAGAGATAAAGAGCCTTCTGACCGTCATCATTAGTGACAGCATACGCTCCCTCTCCTTCGTGACCAGCAAGTGATAAGATGAACATTACTCTGCTTCGCAAGCTTCTAGGTAAACTTCTTTTAGAAGTGTCTTAACTCTTTCTTTTTCTAATTCAAAATCAGAGTCCTCGATATACTTATTTAGAAGTGTAAGTGTGTCTTCTACCTTTTCGCCATCAAGGTCTACCTCTTTATCATTGACTTCTGTATTCTCTACTACCTTTAAATCTATTATACCAGCTTTTAGAAGTTTGTCCAGAAATTTGTCATATTCTAACTGAGACTTACGAGACCTGACAAATAACTTTATAATCTTTCCTGAGTATTCATGTGCTTTAAATGTAGCGGAAGGTGTATCATTATAGTATATCTTCTCAAAGATATGGTATGTATTCTCAACAAACTCAATCTCACCTGTCTCAGTATCTAAGATATTGAATCCCCTCTTATCTCCACAATCATTCCAATACATTTCATATGGATTGCCCAAGTAAAAGACTTGACCGTCATTACTTCTGGTGTGATAGTGTCCTGAGAATACTGTAGGGAACTTAGTGATAATACCTTTGTCAATACCTCCCTGTTGAAACATGCCTGGATATAATTCAAATCCAGTGAGTTCAAGATGTCCAAAAGCCATCTTAGCGTCAGACTTATCTATTGCTGCAAGAGTCTCCTGATAGTTGTCATCACATATCCAAGGCATCATCATCGCTCTGAATCCATCTATATCATATGTGTCTGGTCTGGATATAGGGATTATATTATCATAGTGTTCTAGTAGAGAATCAATCGAATTGATCTTGTTCGTATTCTTATAATAGACATCATGATTACCTACGAGTTGCCAAACTTTGACTCCTAGTTTCTCAAACTTATCATATACATTTTCTTTTGCCCAATCAAGTGACCAGTAATCTATATTCTTTCTATTGTCAAAGGCATCTCCCATGTGGATACAGTGTTTGATACCTCTCTTTTCTAGTTCTGGGAAAAATATGTTGTCGTAAAATTTTTGAAAGAAGTCATGAAATACCTTACTACCCCTTCTACCTCCGAAGTGAGTATCAGTTATTATCGCTATCTTCATTTTTTATAAATTCCTTTTTTTCGTAATCAAAGTTGGGGTGTGGTTTGGCAGAAATCACTGGATCTTTTGTCTTGTTCTTGATAACAATAAATCTATCAGCAGCAAATGTCCCTGCTAGATTTACCTCAATCTCATCACTATCTTGCCAATTAATACTACCATCTTTCTTAGTATGATTCATTGCTTCTTGAATCTTATCTATCACATCTTGAGTTAACTTCATTGATTCATTTTTGTTTGTACTGCTTCTTTTATTGAATTGTAATCACTAGAGTAGCCGTCAGCATCATCAACGTGCATAACCTCATCATACCCCGACTTCTCAATGATCTTTTCACGGATTTCCATTTGTTTTTTCTCTTTCTGTATACGTCTGAGGAAAGCATAATGTATGATTTGAGTGAAGTACGCAAAAGGATTCGTAGATTTCTCTGGATTGAAGTTATGTATGTATTGAACGCAGTTCTCGATGCCATCGGATATCATATCCTCCCTAAACATATAGTTTACAAAGTTTGGTTTGTATGACAAATGAGTCGCGATTTTTACAAAGCACTCTCCAAGGTAATTAGTGATGCGTGGTTTTGGATCACCTTTCTCTTCTGCCTCTTTTACGTCAGCTTTATATTGAACTATTGCGTATAAGAATTCTTTATTGTTAACGTAATGTTCGGATCTTTTTCTTGTCCCTTTTGCAGGCATATTTTATTACCTCTTAATGATTATAGTTTACCATAATATCTAACACTTGACAAGTGGTGCAAATCGGTGTACAATAACTCTGTCAGAGTTCAAGGGAAGTTATGTAGCTTCGCCTTTCTTATAAAGCTTCTCAAGAGAATGTCTAGCTTTCTCGACTGAATTTACATATCCCATCTTCTTTGTAACCTTTATTTTCTCTGATTGAGTGCCATTCAAGTTTGAAAAGATAAATCTCTGGTAATATTTGACTACTTCAGAATCCTCGCGGGCCTCGACAACGGTAATTACCTTGTCCATAGGTATGATAATAATATTTTCAGTTGGCATACTTCTCAACCAAGGCATCATTCTGAGTCCTTCTGAAGCATTATTCATACTAACTGTCTCAATTTCTACAGGATCACTGATGATCAAAACCGTGCGACCATTTTCTTCAGAGGGCATGACCTCACCGAAGATCTCTTCTCCAGACACTAGTTTTATTGATGCGTAGAAATCTTCTTCCATCTATTTTCCTATGATAGTGTTGTTAATAACCAAGTAGTCTATATTCATATTTAGAAAAGCATCCATAGCGTTTTCTGGAGTTTCGATTATCGGTTTACCGTTATCATTGAAAGATGTATTCAACAATACAGGAACTCCACTGACCTTATGATACTCTTCTAGTAACTCAGATAAGATGCCTTCACTGACTGTTTGAATCCTACATGTGTTGTCCACATGTGTGATAGCTGGGATCTTATCTCTCTTGTCTTCTTTTACCGTCTGAGAATACAACATGTATGGACTTTCGATACTTTCTTCAAAGTAGTCCTGTAGATAGTCCTTAAGTATGACACCAGCAAAGGGTCTCCACTCTTCTCTATGCTTTACCTTCTCGTTTAAAATATTTTTATTCTCTTTATATTTAGGGGACATCAAAATAGATCTATTGCCCAATGCACGAGGCCCAAATTCAGATCTACCTTGATACCATGCGACTATCTTTCCGTCTTCTAAGTATTGTGCAACCTTTTTTAGGTCTAGATTATCTCCTTTGATTTCTTTTGGTGTAACATATTCCTTTCCTAGAAATGCTAGATCAGGAGGAACTTTAACATCATTCCATAATGATGCACCAAAAGCAGCTGCTCCATATGATAAACCACAATCACTCACAAAAGGTGTGATGTGAAACTTCCTATTCTTTAGTGTCTGTACTATTTTTGTGTTAGCATTGATGTTAAGAAAGACTCCGCCAGTTAAACAAACTGTTTGCTCTAGATAATCTTCATCTAATCTTAACATTAGTTCTGTTAGAGATTCCTCAAAATTGTATTGTAATAACTGAGCTTTGTCTGAAGAAGAGATTGGATAAGGTCTTGGATCTTGCATATCAAATACTACTTCTGGGAAGTAATGTCCAAACTCATATAATTTTTGTATATGTTTACCAGATCCATAAGATGCAAGACCCATTACCTTCCCATTGAATGAGCAATGATATTTTGGATCATCATAGGATATCTTCTTTTTTGTTTTAGTGCAGTAGATATGATGTGCCCATGTTTGATATAATAATCCCCACTCACCATTGAAAGGAATATATCTAAACTTGCCTTTTCTCTTATTGAAATAAACTAGAGAACACTTCTGTAATCCCATACTAAAATTTTCACTCCAGTTATGAGATCCTCCACCATCAATTACAATACAAACTCCTTCATTTGATGGTTGAGTAAAGATAGATGAGTAGGCATGTGCTTGATGATGAGATACAAAACCAATATCTGCATTAGGAAATTTGGATTGTAGAAATTTATCTGCTACGCCTTTGAGTAGAAGTTCGTTTACCCACTCTTGCAATCCAATATCCACATATATTACTAAGTCTATCTCTTCTTTTGGTATCTCGTCTAACACATAATCTATAGATTTCTCTGGGCATCTACCATCATACTTTAATCCACTGAGTCTCTCTTCTTGTATACTACAGATATGTTCACCATCTATGAATAGAGTGGCTCCAGCATCATGTATATAAGATTCTTTATCAGAACCATCAAAACCTATAGATCCATATATGCCTAAGACTTTCATTTTAAATAAACTTTTCCAATTTCATAATTAAAGTTCTCTTCATTGTATATTTTAACACGTTCAATCAAATGATTCAAGGTATAGTTACGTTTGTTCTTTACTGTAATGTTGTCGGCAATGTCGTATAGCATTGCTTTGTTTTTGTTTTTTCCCTTTCTAAGGACCCTACCAATACTTTGTAGATTTCTAATTCTAGATTTGCTAGGCGATGCAAAAATGACGTTATGTAAGTTCTTAATGTTAATTCCTGTAGAAAAAGTTCCGTAAGACGCAACAATGATTGCGTTTGCTTCTCTATCAACGATAGATCTAACCTCTTCACGTTCTTCACCATCTACTCCTCCATGCACATAGAATACCTGTCTGTCACTACTTGCTCCTTCATTGATTAAATTATATAGTGGTTCGCCATGAGCCTCTACTCGACTGTATAGAACTAGAGTATTACCTTTTAAACTCAGTGCGAGATTTTTTATGAATAGATTTCTCTTCTCATGTTCAATGATATAGTTCATCTCTTCCCTATAGTCATCAAACGGTATGGCTGGATGTTGTAGAATGATGATTCGTATATCTAACTTAGCAAGTTGTCCTTTCTTTTGTAGATCAGATGTTTGAGTTACCTTGTAAGAGGGACCAAACAATCCTTCTAGAACCCACTTATGAGTCTGCGATCCACTTAGAGTTCCAGTAAATCCATATCTATATTTGGTATCCTTAAGTTTTGACATGATACCGATAAGTGATTTTGATTTGAATTGATGTGCTTCATCTCCTATAATGACATCGAACTGAGAAAACCACTGTCTATCCATATTATAAATGGACTGCCAAGTCGAAATAGTTACACGTTGTTGTGTGGTTTTCTTTCTACCAGCATATACTTTATGACAATACTTCTCCACATCCCAACCATAGTCTTGGAAATCTTTGAACATTTGTTCCACAAGAGATGTGGTTGGCACAACCAATAAGATTCTTCTTTTTCTTCCTACATGATATCTTGCAACTGCGTATATCATCAGGGATTTGCCTGATCCAGTTGGAGATATAATTAATTTTCTGTTGTACTTAAGTGCATCATATACACCTTCTATCTGATAATCTCTAGGTGTGTGACTGGAGATTGCAGACATATAATCCTTTACGCCTTCTGGTGATATCTCATCATTCTCCTCATGTGGAGTTCCATATGTTTCATTGTTTCTAAACTCTACACTATAATCTGACTTCTTTGCCCATGCAACAATCTTATCCAACAATCCTACATACACCTCACCTGTTGCAGTGGAGAACAATCTTATCTTGCCATCCCAATGTCTGTTCCTATACTGAGGCATATACTTAGCGCCTGGAACATCAAAGGTAAAATAATCCGACAACTCTTGTTGCACATGGGGTTGTGCATCTACGGTCAGATGTACTTCATTCTTTTTGGCAATGATAAGATCACTCATAGTCCATTGGTAAATCGTTGCCACTCAATGGCATTTTTGATTTGGTATGTTCTATTAGATATAATTTTCAGAATACTTTCCAAATACTCAAGCATGATGTCATAGTATTCTATCTTCGCAGTACACTTGATGAGATCTGGATCTGCATCAAAATACTTATCTAAGTCTGCTTTTAAAACCTTATAGTCAAAAGGTTTTTCTCTATAAACTTCTGGTGATGCCTTACCTGTATAATACTGCCACTTGTCTTTCTTTAATATTTTATACTGAGTTTCCTGAGATTTTTTCAGAGTCAGTATGTTATTGTATATTCTGTAGTATTTGGCGTGTAAAGCGGGTATTTTTGTTGATTCGTTGTGTAGTAATTCATTATCAATTATGGAATCTTTGTCCCATAAGTCTTGTATAAATTCAAGATTCATTCTTTAGTAGACTCTCCACATTAAAAATAGTATATTTAAAAGTAGCAGTCGCTACAATATAATTTATATCAGTTACGTCAGCGCTAAATGGAACTGGTGTCAAAGAAGTTGGGAACATATCTTTGAATGTAATTCTTGCAATAGCGTTGAAGCTACTATTATACACCAAAATTGATCCATCTGAACGTGCAGCACCTAGAAGTGTTGTGTTCTCAGGATTTAGATCGACTGCTTCTTCTAGAGACTCAGGATATCCTAATGATCTCATCCATCTTTCTATCTCCAAATAGTTTTCTAGATTCTCATCAATAAAGAAATCAATATCTAGATCGCCATACACCAACTTATCGCCAGGAACAGGGATGTCTCTGAGATAGTTGGTTTGTATAGCAGCACCCAAAGTTAGATTTGGGATAGATACTGACTTAGAAAAGAAATCAACCTTTGGAGCTTTAGTTAAGGTGAACTTGAAACCAGCTGGAGACAGAAAATTCCTATTCTTAACTTGTCTATCAAAGAGATCAGGTCCTTGAACTGAGGTATAATCTGCCATGAGTTTTTACTTTTATTTAGCAATTTTTGTTAAGGTCTTCTGCCATACTACCGCCTATATCAGATCCCTTATCACCACCAAACATAGCCACCCAGCCAGCAGCGACCCAACCAACAAAGGGAATAGTACTAAGAGTAGGAGCAGCAGCTGCACCAACTGAAGTACCCACAAGTCTTCCTGTACCTTTGGCCGCTCCG